AGGGAGGACGGCCCCGCGTTGACCAGAAGACATAATGGCATCCATTGCTTGTTTAGTAAGCTGTATTCATAGTTTTTCATTCCCTCCTTACGCGTTTGCTTGGGTAAGTAATACAATTTCAGTGATTTTCGATGGGTCCATCTTGCCATTAGTGAATCTGGCATTAGTGACTTGGACTGCAGCAGCTCCTGCAACCTGTTGGGACGGCAAGCGCCACGAGATCTCCGACCTTTGTCACGGTTCCTGCGACAGTTACGATGTACACTAATCCATTGGCAGTCGGGGTACCTTCAGTACAGAATACAGTGGTTGTCCCGACTTGAAGAACATCGCACGGGCTGTTTGGCTCGAACTGCCCACCACTCACATTGGCCCCATAACCGTAGGTCATAGATTGCTTAACCTCGCTGACCGCGATACCCGCTAAATTAGCGAAGGTAGCAGCAGACACGCCTGTACCAGTGGCACCGAAGAGGGAGTATGTGTTATCAGGGTTTGTAACTACGGTAGCTCCAAAGGGAATTACTGGCTGAGTCTCAAGGCCGCCACCATCAAGGATTGACTTTACCTGACGAGCATTGATTTTGTTAAAAGGATTACGAGATACTTTACCCGCGTACCCAAGGCTAAGATTTTTTCCAATCGCTGTTCCTGGCATATTATTTGCCCCCTTTCATTTTTTCGCCCGCTGCAGACCATGCGGTACACGCGACCGTTGCCTGCTCGGCTACTGATTGTTTCTGAATATTGAAGCTATCCATGGCTGCCCTTTTATTAGCATCCACAGTGCCCAGGATGTCTCCGTAACCATTTCCTGCACGATAAGGCCGTGCATCCTTGACTGTGGAGGCAAACGCTTTGGCAGTCTCAAGTCTTGTCTTCTCATCCGGGATCGCCATGATGATAGGGCGCATGTCCTGGACGAATTTACGCATTGCAGAATCAGCTGCGCCCTTTTTCTCTGGGTCAGGATCAGCATCCTTGGCTTCTTCCTTCTTGGGCTCTTCTTTCTCGCCTTCGGGATCTGCGTCAGCCGTTTCCTTCTTCAGATCTTCTTCGACTGCGTCCATCACTGCTTCGGCGGTTTCTTTACCGTCGCCAGCTTTGCCCTTCTTCAATTCGGCTAATTCGCTTTTCAGATCCGCGATCGCATCTGATAGTTTCTTGAATTCAGCGTTTTCCTGAGCTTGGTTGTCAGGAGCTTCATCCTTGGCTGGCTCTTTCTTCTCTGGCTCAGCATCCTTAGCCGGTTCCTTTTTTTCCTCATCCTCATTCATCGCGTCCATTGCTTTCGCGATGTCCTCTGGCTCCGCATCAGCTGCGAAGTGCTTGAAGCCAAGTGCTGTTAAAAACTGTTTAGACATTTTACCCATTTTCTTCTTACCTCCCGTATTTGTTTTTTGGTCCGTGCTCGGTTCTAAATCTGAACTAGGTACCGAATCCATAATCGCTATTTTTGGGCCTGCCCTGCCTGCAGGGACAACGGCGACATGGTTACCAACTATTTCACGTTGCTCGTACTTACCCTCGCCGATCTTATGCCAAGAGCAGTCATACCCTGAAGATACTTCGCGCTTGATGTCGTTCTGGATCTCGGATATCAGTCCTGCGTCCTTCACAAATAAATCGGCAACTAAAAAATCGCCATCACGGCGAACATTTTGAACATGACCACGTTCAGTCATTGGAGCTGTATTCACGTCGAGGTTGGCCATCGGATGAGTATTAGTAACTGATTTACCCTCAAAGCTGGCAATAGTATTGGCACTGAATAGCTCTTCGGGGCTTCTGTACACTCTAAAGACTTCACCCGTTGGCTCGTTGAATGCGGCAGGTAACTCTCTCCCGAGGTATTCCATCCAGCCAGTACGTCCAATTGGAACGTTACTACAGATCAAGAAGGACTCGGGGGTTAGAGCCATATTGTCCGATATCTTATCGCCGTAATAATTCATAATTTCGAACCTCCTTGCTTTGGCGGCGATCTCGGTGGCGAAGTATTCAAGTGGGGATCACCACCTTTCAATTCAGGGCATAAGAAAAACACCTCGTAGTTGAGATGTTACATAAGGATAATATAGTTTAGTTTTTGACACATTCCATACGGATGTTTCGTAATCACTTCGGAGTTAAACCGTTCGAAGGCTTGGTATGTAAGGGATTTATGATTTTAACGAATGTTACACAACGTTGGTTTGTTACATTCGGCAGGTTACGCCACCCTCTCAAACTGCACCCTCGTCATCATCGTTATCGCCCCGTTCGAATAAACCTTCGCTGGCCACTGAATATTATCCAGATTAACAACCGGCTCAGGGTAACAACGGCAATTAGGACAGTCTCCAGCGTGATACTTACCCAGTGATGACTTAACTCCAATCAATGCCTCGGGAGATGGTGCATCACTCCATTTAATAAGCACCTCGTCCATATGCCTGTGTGAGTCACGTACGCGCCCATCCTCACTAGTCCTCCATCGGTACCAACTTAACCCCACGCTCTCTGCCCTCGCCTGAGTCAACGCCGTTGAAGTCTTACTCGTTTCAGTCCTGGCGATCAGTGCCGCCTTATTACGAGTCATGCTGGGGAACTTCGCTCGTATGTCATCTGCTATATCCTCAGCTCTTCGGCCTTTGATCGTCTCATCGCTGATATAATTTGTGACCTGGCTTGGCAATGTCAAAGGGGAGTGACTTAATTATCCCAGCGTTACGGGATATTTGCAGAGAGAAAACTTTACCAATGGGTCCTTGTAGCTCTTTCCTGAGCGCATCGTAAATAATACGTCCATTTGTGTTTTCTCTAGCAGCCATTCTCCATGTCTTCTCTCCAGAGTTAAGGAGAGTAGTAACAAGCTTCTCAGCTGTAGATTCGGCGTAATGGTGAAATGTCATGTTGTGTATCCATGAACGTATGATATTCGTGATCTCGATCGGGTCCGTTAGGCCCTCGATAGATTCCAGCATGCCTTTTCCTATAGAGTCGAGGGAGCGCTGGAACTGAAGTTCAAGGCGACGTTTTGGGGACCATTGGTTGTTGTCCATTAGACATCATCCCCGCCAGACTCGGGATCGCTCTTATCAAACTCTCCACCGCCACACCATCGGCGGCATATCCCCCGTATCAAAACTCTCGTCCGCTTCTCAATGTCCTCGTCCGTGATCGACGTGAACATACTCGTCGTATACGACAGCTCATGCAGCTCACTCAAAGCGATCTTCTGATTAATAATCCCTGACGAGAACGCTTCGGTAATCGACGTCACCTTCTTACCGACAATCTCAGCCACTTTATCCTCACTCGGTGTAGCGATAGGATTAAACTTAATTCCCAGGTCGTCAGGTATACAACCGAACTCACTCATGAATATCACTGGCAGAAGTTTATTAAGCTTCGGCTTCAGCACCGTCTCTTGCTGCTGAGCTACCATATCATAGTAGTTTTGCAGGTCAGACTCTCCAGTTGCGTTCATCCCTGCCGGGGAACGTCCGAACAACTTAGTCACCGGAATGTCTGCCGCGCCGCTTACGTCCATCATTTGGGATTCGGATATATCTGAGAGACCAGCGAAGGTGTAGTTGAGAGCTGATAACGTTTCATCCTTACCGATGATCATCATGCCGTTATTTGACCGCATCTGGTTTTGAGCTGACTTAACATTATAAAAATTAGCCTGTAACTCAGGATCGGTAGCCGCGAGCATCTGGTCCATACCTTCAACCTGGTCAACTAATAGATTTGCCTGAAACACCAACGAAGCGATGTTCCAAGATGTTGAGTCCCGCTTAACTAACTCCTCGTAGACATGCTCCATGATCGAGCTTCCCCAGTTGATCTCAGTGACTTCCTCATAAAACGGAAGCTTCTTACCAGTAAACCTCAGCACTCGAGAGTGATGAACCTTAGAGATGAGCCTATTAGTTGAGTTGTCCTTGATCTCATAATATTTAGGCATTCCTAATTCCGGGTCACGATGATCTGTGATCAGCTCTAAGCTCGGATAGATACCAGACCATC